GTGTCTACGTCGGCGCCACGGGCGGCTATGCGACGGCTGCACTGTCGTCGGCCGATACCGACCTAGCAGCCGAGGGGCTGTTCGGCGGCATCGTCGCTGGTGGCGGCGTCATCACGCCAGAAGGTATGTATTTAGGCCTCGAGGTCGATGGCGTGCTGCGCAACATCCGCGGCTCCACAAACGGGCAGGGCGTGCAGATCAAGGCCACCAACGACTGGCTCGCTTCGGTGCGCGGCCGCGCCGGTGTAACGGCCGGGCCTGCACTGCTCTACGCTACGGCTGGACCGGCGATTACGCAGAGCAAGCTAGCAACCGAGGGCCTGGGCTCCGATAGCGAGTATCTGTTGGGTATTGCTGGCGGCGCCGGTGCTGAGCTTTACGTCGCGCCGAACCTCGCGCTGGGTGTAGAGGTGATTCACTATCGGTTTGAGCCTGAAATTCTCAGCGTCGGCGGCATTCCGGCTGAGGTGGACCAGTCCGAGACGGTTGGCCGCGCACGGCTCACGTTCAAGCTCAACTGATCCCAACCTGTGCCGTCCACCTCCTCGACGGGCCTCCCTGCATGCGCGGGCGGCACAGTAGGGGAGCCGGTGCCCCCCAGACACTTCGCACCGGCTCCCCGCCTATCTCAACAGCAGCACAAGCAGATGGCCAAGCAGGCACCTCGCGTGACAACAGTTACGACAACAGGTCGCCGCATCAGGGGCCGGCCGATCGAGCAGCTGTCACGTGAAGTCCTGATACGCGAGCTGGCAAAGGCATTGGCGACTATCGACAACCTCACAGACACCGTGCGGCTTCACGGCGAGCGCTGGAGCCGGCACCTGCGAGATCGTGATGAGCAGCAATAGATCGTGGCTGTTGCCGGCGGCGCTGGCCGCGCTCGGGGGGATGATCGGAGCCTACAGGGCAGCCCAGATCATCTGGGCGCCTGAGCCGGCGCAGCCGCACTACGACGTCATAACCTACAGCTTCATCCGTTGTCAGCTTGAGGGCGGCGTGTCTCACTTCAACAGGCACGGCGAGTTCGTCGCGTGTAGGCCGCGCGCAGGGACCGCGAACGCCAGTCTGTGGGGGCTACAGCCATAGCCATGACGGCACAACAAGTCATCAGCTGCGGGGGGGGGGCTGGATCACATCGCCCTCGCCTACATCGCTGGCGCCTACTGGCTGACAAAGTGATGCGCAGGGCAGCAAGCGCGATGCAAAGTGCGATCCTGATTGCCGCCGTGTTCTTCCTGGCTATGTTGGCTGCCGGGTGGGCCTACTCGCTGGTGGTGACGTGACCGATTACCCGCAGGACATTATCGACGCGGCAGCCTTGGACGGCATTGTCTTTGCCCTCGATCACGATGGGCGCCTGTTGATCTCGGGCTCAGATAAGGCCAAGCGGGCGTGGCTGCCTGTGGTGCAAGTGATTGCGGACGACATCGCTGAATACATTGGCGGTGCCATGAAGCCCGTCACGCTGGAGCGATGCCGCCAGGCGTTTGAGGATGAAATTGATGAGCTACAGCAGATCAAGGCGCTGGCTCCTCCGGGATGCGAGGCCTGGCTTGAGTTCTCGCCAGGGACCGACTTGCTGATGCGCTGGTACAAGCGCAGGCAGCAAAAGCGCGAAGCGTGAGGCTATGAAAAACGACGAGAGAGCAGGCGGGGAAGGCAGGCCTATGGGCCGCCCGACGCGATACCGCCCAGAGTATTGCGAGACGGTGATCGAACTTGGCAGGCAGGGCTACAGCCGCGCCCGCATGGCCGCGCATATCGGCGTCAGCAAGCAGTCGCTCAAAGATTGGGAGGGGAATTACCCAGAGTTTTCAGACGCTCTTTCACGGGCCACAACGCTAAGCCAGGCTTGGCACGAGGAATTGGCGGCTGAGAGCTACAAGACGCGCGAATTCAACACGCCGCTGTGGTCGCAGATGGTCAAGTCCATGTTTCGCGATGATCACGGCGACAGGATCGCCCAGGAGCAGAGCGGCCCTGACGGCGGCCCGATCAGGCAAGAGCAGCGCATCGAGTGGGTGATCGTGCGGCCGAAGGAGGATGGCAAGTGAGCGAGAACGGACAGGGTGGCCCGGCCGTGATCAGTGTCGATGAGTGGGAGAGGCGCTACGGGCGTAATTCGCCGCCTTTGGCAAGTGAGCATGGCGACATTGAGCTGCGTCAGTGGGCTTTAGAGACGGCGGCAGAACATTGCCGAGAAACCGGCGAAAGCAATGTCGTCAAGGTTGCGCTGGAGTTCTACAATTTTGCCTTAGGCCGAATTTCTGAAGAGCATGTTCGCGACTTGGCGGCCGACGACTAACACCCATGCAGGTTGCCGTCCCTGAGAAGCTGGCCCCACTGCTGCAGCCGGCTCGCTACAAGGGTGCGCACGGTGGCCGCGGCTCCGGCAAGAGCCACTTTTTCGCGCAGCTGGCGGTGCTCACGAACTACTCCCGCCCGGCGCGTGGCGTGGCCATTCGTGAGGTGCAAAACAGCATCAAGGACTCGGTCAAGCAGCTGATCGAGGACAAGATCCAAGCATTGGGCCTGGGCGACTTTTTTGACGTGCTTCGCGATGAGATCAGGGGCCGCAATGGCAGCCACATGATCTTCAGGGGCATGCAGAGCTACAACGCCGAGAACATCAAAAGCCTCGAGGACTTCGATTGGGCCTGGGTTGAGGAGGCGCAGTCACTGAGCGCCGTGTCGCTGCGGCTGCTGCGGCCGACGATCCGCAAGGACAACAGCGAATTGTGGTTTGCCTGGAACCCGCGGCACGACAACGACGCGGTCGATGAGCTGCTGCGCGGCCCGCACAAGCCGGCCAATGCCATTGTCGTGGAGTGCAACCACTCCGATAACCCGTGGTTTCCGGCAGTGCTGCGCGAGGAGATGCAGCGCGACTATGCGACTGATCCAGAACTCGCCGAGCATGTCTGGGGCGGTGGCTACGAGATCATCAGTGAGGGGGCGTACTATGCCCGCCTTCTGGCTCATGCAGAGCGCGAGGGCCGCATTGGCTTCTTCCCGCACGAACCCAAGCGCAAGGTCAAGACGAGCTGGGACATTGGCGTGGACGACCACACGGCTGTGTGGTTCTGGCAGGATGACGGGCGCACCGCGACCGTGATCGACTACTACGAGGCGACAGGTGAGGGGGCCGAGGACGTGATGGCCACGGCACTGCCCGAGCTGTTTCGGCCACCCGAGCGCGAGGAGCGCTTTGCGGAGTGGACGCAGGTGCAGGCACTGGCTGATCTGGGTCGGCTGACGCCCTACAACTACGATCGCCACTACCTGCCGCACGACGTCAAGTTGCGTGAATGGGGATCAGGCGCGCGCAGCCGCATCGAGACGCTGCAGCGGCTGGGCATGGTGGGCATCCACCGTGGTGCAGCCGCCAACCCGTCAGACCGCATCCAGGCCGTGCGCCAGCTGCTGCCGGTGACGCGGTTCAACGATACGCCGCGTGTGCAGATGGGCCTTAAGCGGCTCAAGCGCTACCGCCGCAAATGGAATGACGCATTGCAGAGCTACACCGTGCCGCTGCACGACGAGAACAGCCACGGCGCCGACGCCTTTGGCGAGTTCGCGATCAACAGTGGCCTGTTCCCGCCGATCGAGAAGCCAGCGCCCAAGCCGGTTGAGACGCGGATGCCGACGTTGGACGAGTTGGTGGCAGAGCATGACAAGAGGCACGCACGTATGAGCCGCAGGGGGGTCGCGTGAGCGAGGCAGCCACCGACCAAGAAACACGCGCACAGGCCGACGAAAAGCCATTGGAAGCCAAGTTCTGGCTCGGCGAGCTGACGGCGGCTGCCAAGCGCGACGAGGCCTGGCACACAGCGGCCGATAAGGTGCTGTCGCGCTACAAGGACGAGCGCGGCCTCGATAGCGTCGCCACGCAGCGCGTCAACATTCTGTGGAGCAACACGGAGCTGCTGAAGGCGGCCCTGTTCTCGGGCATCGGTAAGCCCGATGTGCGCCGCCGTTTTGCTAACCGCGGCCAGGAGGACAAGGCAGCGCGGACCACGGCAATGCTGCTTGAGCGGGCGCTAAGTTATTGCAACGACAGCTACGACGCCGATCTGGCCGTCGAGGCTGCGATCGAGGACGAGCTGCTGCCGGGGCGCGGCGTGTGCTGGACGGTCTATGAGGCAGACATCGAGGACGACCAGCCCTCGCCCGAGGACGAGCCCACCGCCATCATGGGCGAGACGATCACGGACCAGCGGGTGCGCTGGGACTACGTGTTTTTCAAGGACTTCAGGTGCAGCTATGGCCGTGTATGGGCTGACGTGTGGTGGGTTGCGCGGCGGCACCACTACACGCGCGACGACCTCAAGCGCTACTTTCCACAGCATGCCGACAAGGTGCCGCTGAATGCCCGCATCGAGGGTGCGCCAGACACGGACAAGGACGCTGACGACGACACGTTCAAGCGGGCCTGCGTGTGGGAGATCTGGGACAAGACCAAGCGCCAGCGCTGCTATGTGGCCGAGGGCTACCAGTACCTGCTGCAGCCGCCCGACGACGATCCTTACAAGCTCGAGCGGTTCTTTCCGTGCCAGGAGCCGCTTTATGCCATCAAGACCACGAGCAGCCTGACGCCCAGCCCGGAGTTCCTGCAGTACAAGGATCAGGCTAACGAGCTGGATGAGATCGCCAGCCGGCTCTACAACCTGGTCGAGGCCTGCAAGCGGCGCGGCGTCTATGCGGCTGATATCGACGGGCAGGACAGCCAGTTGCAGAACCTGATGCTGGCCGGTGATAACGAGTTCATCCCCGTCAGGAACTTTGCGGCATTGATGGATAAGGGTGGCCTTTCCGCGGTTTTCCAGACCGAGGATTTGCAGCCGATCGTGGCGGCCATCAATGTGCTGTATGAAAAGGCCGCGGTCACGATCCAGCGCATCTATGAGGTGACGGGCATCTCGGACGTGATCCGGGGCGCCACCAATCCCAATGAGACAGCCACGGCGCAGCGCATCAAGGGCCAGTTTGGCTCCATGCGCCTCAGCAAGCGCCAGGATCGCGTTCAGCGGTTCTTGCGCGATGGCTACAGGATCAAGGCCGAGCTGATTGCCGAGCACTTTACCAGAGAGAAGCTGGCAGCCATGACCGGCATGCAGCTGCCGACGATGGCCGAGATCGAGCAGGCCAAGCAGCAGCTGCAGATGCTCACGCAGCCGCCGCAGATGGGCCACAACGGCGGCCCGCCGCCGCAGATGGGCCACAACGGCGGCCCGCCGATGCCGGGGGCCATGCAGGCCGGGCCGGGCATGCAGCCGCAGCAGCCCACGCCGCAGAAGCCGCCGGATATCGAGCAGATCAAGGCGCTGAAGGCCATCGCGTCGTCGCCCCCATGGGAGGAAATCGAGGCCATTCTGCGCTCTGACCAGCGCCGCGGCTATGTGATCGACGTGGAGACAGACGTCACGGCCGAGGTCGATGCTGCCGAGGAGCGCAAGCAGCGCATCGAGTTCGTGCAGGCCATCATGCAGATGATGGATGTAGCTATGCCGGCCGCCCTGCAGCAGCCCAAGCTGGTGCCGTTCTCGCGCGAATTGACCGCGTTCGCCATGCGCGCCTTTAAGGTCGGCCGCAGCCTTGAGGAGACACTTGAGGACGTGTTCGACCAAATGGAAGAGGCGGCCATGGCTGCCGCCGCGCAGGGGCCACAGCAGCAGACGGACCCGGAGGCCGAGGCCAAGGCGGAAAAGATCAAGGCCGAGACCGAGGCCATCAAGGCCAAGGCCCAGGCAGCGATGCAGGGTGCGCAGGCCAACACGCAGGCCAAAGTCATCGACATGGGTCTGAAACAGCGCGACGCCCAGGCCAAGCAGCAGCTGCATGAGCTGGATGCGGCAGGCAAGGTAGCTCAGATGCAGCGTGACCAGCAGGCCGATGGGGTGGATCTGCAGCTGAGGCTAGCCGAGGCCTTCCGACCGGAGCTGCCACAGGGGGGCAGCAGTGCCTGACCAGCCCTCGCTCGCACAAGTGCTTAAGTCTGGCAGGGGCGCGCAGCCAATCCTGTCCCAGCGTGAGGCAGCGCAGCGCATGCGCAGCATGCTGCCAAGCGATGATGACAAGGTGCGGAACCTCCAGACACTCGGGCAGGTGCTGCTTGAGATGACAGGCGTGCCGAGTGTGCAGCGGTTCCTGCAGGGTGGCTATGTGCCGGGCAGGCTGTCGGCAAATGATGCGGCGGCCATTGAGGAGGCGTTTAATGCGGCCGGCGCCGCTACTGTCGGCGGTCTTGCGGCGCCCAAGCCGCGGGGCAGCATCGGCGCAAGCGGGGGTAGGCGAGCGCTCGACATGAGCCCAAAAGCAAGAATGGAGCGAGCGGATGAATTGATGCGGCCGGAAACCGTTTTTCACGGCACTCATTCGCCAGAAGATTTTATGGCTTTCGACCTACAATATGGGGGCGGTCGGTCAGGTTCTCGGGCTGGAGCTCAAGGAGTTTCAGTTGCGGTCGATCCCGCAGTAGCCGACGAGTTTGCTCGCGGCGCTCAAGGGGCGACATTGGAGCATTCCAGAGTTCTTCCACTTCGCTATCGCTCAGACAAGCAAGCTCGGCTGACGTTAGACGGGACAGAGCAGAATAACGAGGTTGCTGCGACATTGGCTCATGCCTGGGATCTGGGTTATGACAGTGTGCGGCTTATGAATTACACAACACCGGGCGGCTCTGGTGGCCATCAGGTGATTATCGTCCGCAACCCAAATCAGCTGCGGTCAACCTCGGCAGCGTTTGATCCGGCCGAGGTTGATAGCGCGAATCTCCTGGCAGCGAACAGGGTGCCGGTTGTGTTGCCAAAGGATGACGAGTGATTGCCCATCGGGGCCGCCCGCGTTCGCTGGCGGCCCCGATGGTGCCAGCCTTAATCGGCCGCGTACTCCCGGCTGAGAACCCAGCCGTGCCATGTCATGGTGACGAGGAACCCGCGCTTAACGTGCGTCTCGTCCAGCGACCGAACCTCAGCAACGTGCTCGCGCAGCGTCACTGTGGATTCGGGGAGCAGCGCTCCGATCGCCTCCATAGCCTCAAACTGCTCGTCGGAGCAGGTCGCAGCATCATTTGAGGAAAATTCAACATACTGTTCGTCGAAGTTGGAGGCCTTCATCCGCTCATACCGCGGCAAGTGGTCGAGCGGGGCGAACACATGATCGCGGACAAGTCTGAGGATCTCATCGTCCGTCATGAGGTTCGCAGCACGCCGCTTCTGCTGGGTTGGCGTGCCATGGTCTGCGAGGAAAGTCGAAAGAGCCAAGTGCTTAGCTTTTTCAGCTTTTGCCTTGGCAGAAGCTTCGATTTGCTCCCTGGCTTTGTGGGCATCGTTCAGGCGTGTGGCCTCGGCGTTGGCCTCAGCGACGGCGGCGTCGAACGCCTCTCGCAGGGACGGATCGAGCACGGTCCCGATTTTCGGTGCCTTGCTCTCGTAGACCTTCGGCCGGCGGCCGCTCCATACGACTCGATCCTTCAGGGGGGTCTCGACAAAGGCAACAGCCGACGCCGTGGCCTTCTCCCGCAACGTTACCTCGTAAGCCGCTTGCGCGGCCGCCAAGGCGGCCTCGGCATCAAGACGACGTGCGCGATGTTGATCAAGCGCCGTCTGGATGGCTTCGACGGTCGGGTCCACGATTGGCGTCGTGTAGCCGACATAGTGCGAGTTGATCTTGGGCCCGTCGCCTAGGTAGTCATACAAAGCTTTCTCAATTCCAGCGGCGCTCTTGAGGCGAATTGCGTCCCCGATGAAGCGGCTGAGGTAAGCGAGTTCATCGCGCTGGTCTGCGGTGAGAAGGCCCGTGTCAATCTCGACAGTGGTCAAGCCGTACTTGCTCTTGCCAGCAAGAATGGCTGAGGCGCGGTCGATTTCGATCTCAACGGTAACAGTCTTCATGTGTGCTCTCCATGAGAGTGCCCCGACCCAAGATCGAGGCGGCTGCTGACGACTATATATATACGCACCAACGCGCACCCTGTCAAGGTGAAATAGAAACTGAATAGCTGATCCTTTGCTTGACAAGCTACGCGCCCAAGCGTACATTGGTGTCATCAGCAAGGGAGCACGCGAATGGCAGGCATTCTTGAAACTCCGACGTCGTTTGGCGTCCTGAAGTGGGCTATCGAGTCGGGTGGGTTTGTGCCGTTTGATGCAGAAGCAGATCGCGATCGCGGCGTGGACGCTATCCGTGACTATCTGCTTGGCATGGGCGAGGCGGAGGTGGCGGCCAACCATCACATTGCGTGGGATTGGGTTGCGAACGAATGCTCTGGCGATCAGCCGGAATTTTTGAGCACCCTAGAGAGCATAGGGCACGCAGCGGCGACTGAAGGCTGGCACAGGCCAGAAGCGGCTTATTTTAGCGTTTCGGCGGTGCTCTGACGTGGACGCATTGGCAAACGATCTGAAAGCATGGCGCCGCCGCTTGAAAATAACCCAGGCGGCGGCCGCACGACTGCTTGATGTGCCGCTCAGAACATATCAAGGCTGGGAAATCGGCAGAGCCGTAGATCGACCGCATGTGCTGCGGCTGGCAATGGCGGCGTTGGAGGCAGGCGAGGAGCAGCAATGACCACAATCGACCTCGAGCTGCGCAAGGCCAGCGACACGCCCAAGTGCAAGAATTGCCAGCACTGGTTTTGCCCGCCTGTGGGCCTGCAGAACCTGGGCCGGTGCCAAACGGCTGGCAATGATGCCGTGGTCATGACGCAGGATCTGTCCGTGTGCTCGGCATGGGAGCAGGCGGCAGACCCGGTGCTGCAGGTCAAGACAGAGGCGCAGTCGGGATGACCTGGAAACCAATTGAAAATGCACCGAGCGCGCTGGAGCTGGCGGATCTTTTTGGGCCGCGGGCCGAAAAGCCGGACGGGGATATTATGCTGCCGCGGCTGCCGCGGCGCTGGGCCGACTGCCGGCGCGGACCCATAACAAGGCAGTCGCCAGGTGGGGTTATATTGACGTGCCGTGCGTGGGTCCACACTGACACGGGCACAGAAATAGCCCCCACACATTGGATGCCGATCCCAGACCCGCCTTCGCTGAAGGCGGCCACCGTCGTTTTCGATGCAGGCGATCAGGAATGACCATCACCGAGGTCCAGCAGGCGCTTGAGATCAGGCTGGCCAGGGCGGGTTTTGCCCCGGCTGGCATTGTCGATGATCCGACCATGGACGCGGTCGGCTTCCGGTTCAGGCCGGCCCAGGCTGATGCGCTGACCATGCGCCTGCCGCCGCTGACGATCATGGTATCGGGCATCGAGGCTGTGACGGGCGAGCTGTCCGCGCATGACGTCGAGGCCAAGGTGGTTGAGGCCCTGGAGAACTATTACTCGTGAGCAACCATTCCCGCATGCAGGCTGCCGTTCGTGCCCTGACCGGCAAGGAGCTGACATGGGAAGGCGACTGGCATGCGCTGTTCGATGACCAGGGCATCGACGCCGGCCCGTTCAATGGCCGCATGCTGGACTTTATCAACCAGGTAATGAGCGCCAGCTACACCAGCCTGCCCGAGGCACAGCAGGCCTATGCCGAGGCACTCGGCTACAACAACTGGTCAGCATTGGATACGGTAAATCTGACGCCATGAAACGCACATATCGTCTGGACCCGACCACTCGCAAGCTGGTCGAGGTCACAAGAGACAGGCCCGCACAATCTGGCGGGCCTTTTTTTATGCCAGACCTCGATAGCTTCTACGGCGGC